ACCACCGTGAATACAGCTGTTGCAGCCGTCGTGGCTACAGCATCCAAAGTCGCAGCAACGGCAACCCCGACCAAGGCCATTGTCACGGTTGCTTCCAAAGTCACAACCACGAATAAAAATACCACTCACTAATAATGCCTACCCTCTCTGCATCTGATTACACTGCGTTTATCAAGGCCCAGGCTGCGTCGCTGGCCTACCGCAACGGCGCGATCCCCAAGACAATTCAAACTAGCGCCCAGCCGTTCCCGGTGCAGTCTGCCCTGAATGCCCGTCTTCTTGCTAGCCAGGCCGCTCTGGTCGTGACACCGGGCAATGCTGCCATTACTGGTACGGCTCGTGTCCGCCCCCACACTGGAAAAGGACCCGTGAACAACCCGAAAAGTCTGTCTACTGTTCACAATTCTACGAGCACCACGCAGAGCTCGGGCAAGTTCCCTCAGGTCGGCGGTCTTCCCCTGACATCGGCCAAGTCCGATGGTGTCTATGCCCCGGTCGCCCACCTGGCCCGCGTGGATACCAAGGCGACTGGCGCGTATGCCGCTGCAATCCCCGCCACCGGATCCACTCAGCTCTACGTCCTTCAGGGCGGCAAGGCGTCGTAAGAGGGTCCACGTCCCCCAAGGGGTCCTACGGTCCACGTCCCCCAAGGGGGTCCTAGGGGCCCCGTGCGGCCTGCTTCCACGTTGCATCACACGCTGCACACTGGTACATCCAAATCACATTTTTGGCATTCAACTTAATGCCAACAATGTTAGACTCCTTGCCCCTGGTCGGACAGACAACGCTCGGGCACTTCATATTTGTGAACCGAGGCAGAGTAGGATCGTGCTTGAGATAGGGATTGATGGAATACTGGATGGACGTATCCTGCAGGAGGTCGTGGTCGTAGACAATCGGGTTCGCCTTGGTAATCGGCTCTTCATACTCACACTGCCGACAGGTCAGAAATGCGGCTCCGGCGCGCTCCTCAATGCTATACATCATATTGTCACACTTGATACAGAACTTCATTGTGATTAGGTCTGCTTACTCTTTAACGCTTCCGTTTTTTTCAGCGTGCATCCGCGTTCAAAATGGACGACCAGCCACAAAGTAATCGGCCTTAATAGTATCCAGAATGCTCAAGTCCAAGCTCAAAGACTTTCTCGACGGCACCGGGAAGGAGACCGACAGCGATAAGAAGAAGACTGGGCGGGGATCCAAGGGAGAGAACACCACGCACAACGGCATGTCAGGGGGCGCATGGTGCATTCCTGATGACGATATCGCGGAGTTCTATAAGCTCTACTGCGATTACCTGCGAGACAATGGCCCCCTTCACATGACAGAGAAGAGTACGCGGATCGGTGCAATGCGTATTGATCTGGACTTCATCTATTCGGGCGCAAAGGAGAACCACTTGCACACACAGGACCAGGTGGTCGAGTTCACAAAGGCGTACATGGACGAAGTGAAGAAGTTTGTACGGATTCCCGAGGCAGTGGAGATCTTCGTGTCAGAGAAGCCGGAGCCAACGTATTATAAGGATAAAGACCGGTCCAAGTCCGGGCTTCACCTTGTCGTCCCTGCAATCAAGACGAACCGGTTTGTGGAGGAGGCGATTCGCATGAACCTGCTAAGTCGCATGCCGGAGTTCTTCCCTGATCTCCCCCTTGCGGATGAGTGGCGAAAGGTCTATGATCCGTCTCCACTGACACACACGAATAACTGGACCCTGCTCGGGTCAAAGAAGAAGGAGGGAACGCCGTATCAGATCAAGTATATCTTGGATTGGGATCCCGCCACGGGCGAGATGAGCATTGACAATGATGTTCCGCTAATGACGACCCCGGATCTGCTTAGAAAGATGTCGGTCCGGTCTCCGCCGTCTGAAGAGACCGCGATGACAGACTACGCATTGGAGTTGCTGAAGAATCGCATGCAGAATGCCGAGGATGCGAAGGTCTCTGGAGGCAATGCCCTTCAGCCGACCCGCGGTCGCCAGGCCGTTCGCGGCGATATGAACTCTCGCGGTTCGTCTCCGGATAACACTGCATACCGTCAGTCATTGACACCTGATATCCTGAAGTATCTGACGGATCACGTGTTTAACCTTGCCGAGTTCCGATTCAAGGAATATAAGGATTGGATTGATGTGGGTATTTGCTTGAAGAATATTCACCCTGAACTTGAGAGCGTCTTTCTAGAGTTCAGCAAACAGGATCCGCGCGCCAATGATCGCGAGATTACCGCAAAGTGGAATTCCTTTGGGTGGCGCTCGGATGGAGCGCGTCTGGAGCTGCGAAATCTGCTGAAGTGGTCGAAGATGGATAACTTCACGGGATATGAGGCAATTGAGAAGACGAATATTGGTCGGCTTGTGAAGGAGGCAGCCGAAGCAGGCACGGAACATGACGTTGCGCAGGTTGTCTATGCAATGTTCCGCGACAGCTTCAAGTGCGCCAAGTATGGAAATAATACGTGGTATCGGTTTGACGGAAACAAGTGGTGCGAGACTGATCATGGCGTGGCTCTACTGAAGCTGCTGTCTGAGGATGTCCGCAAGCAGTTTCGCGAGGGCGAGAAGGCTATGATTATTGCGATGGAGAATGCAGGCGCTTGCATTTGCGAAGGGAAGGAGACGAACCCAAATTGCGATTCGTGTAAGCACGAGAAGGAGAAGATGAAGTACGTTGCAATGCAGATCAAACTGAAGACGGTCAAGTTCACGGAGAATGTGATGAAAATGAGCCGTCTGCTCTTCCTGGACGAGGAGTTTGGCAAGAAGCTGGATGAGAACAAGAACTTGATTGCATTTGCGAATGGTGTCTTTGATGCAACGACGATGGAGTTTCGTCAGGGGCGTCCGGATGACTGCATCAGCTTCTCTACGAAGATTAACTACGATCCCGATCGCGAGTACTCGACATACGAGTGCTGGGCGGAGATTGACAAGTTCCTGCGCGACGTCCAGCCAGATACCGAGGTGCGAAACTACCTGGTCCGACGTCTGGCTACGTGCTTGCGAGGTGGTAACGATGCACAGAAGTTCCACATTCTCACGGGTGATGGTTCAAACGGTAAGTCCATGCTGACAAATCTGATGAGTCTGACGTTTGGTGATTACGCTGGCAAGGTCCCTATCTCTCTACTGACGCAGGGCCGTGCCAAGTCGGCTGCGGCGGCACCCGAGGTTCTTCATATGAAGGGTCGTCGATTTGTTACGACGCAGGAGCCCGATGAGGCTGTGCCCCTGAATACCGGACTTATGAAGGAGTTTGCCTCGTGCGAAAAGATGGCGTACCGCGGTCTCTACAAGGACATTACGGAGTTTGAGATGCAGGCACAGATGTTCTTGAGTTGTAACGAGATGCCAAAGGTGGGTGCAACAGATGGCGGTACCTGGCGCCGTCTCTGCGTGGTGCACTGGCCGTCCAAGTTTGTTGCGAATCCGACGGAGCCCCATCATAAGCCACTTGACGAGTCAATCCAGCAGAAGGTCATGAGTGAGGAGTGGGCAACGTGCTTTCTGGCGTATCTCGTGGCGCTGTATCGTGAGGGTAATGGTTGGCGTAAGCTCCCTGCTCCGAGCAAGGTTATGGCCTACACGAATGATTATCAGGAGGACTCGGACGCGATCGCCCGGTTCATCCGTGAGTATGTCGCGCCTCTCCCAGCAGGAGAGGTGGGTGATGCTGTGACGACTGGAATGATTTATGCTGAGTTTCAGCAGTGGAAGCGCACAAATGAGGTCACGAAGGGTTCAACGGTTGAGCTCAAGAAGCGGCTGGAGGCTACGTATGGACCTCACCCTAGGAACGGGTGGACTTCCTTCCGCTTCGGCTCTTCTTAGATCCCTTGTGTCCGCGACGGTGTGTCTTGCGACGGCGACCACCCATGGGCGGCGCGGGTGTTGCGCCCACAACCGGCGGCTCCATCACGGCAGATGCCTGCGGTACGGACTGTTGCTGACCCCAGCTAAAAGGATTATACCAGACCATTTATCTTGACGCGTTATTTTTTACCGTTTACGAGCGGGCAGCGCCGATGCGGGAGAGGACATAGGTGCGGAGGAGGCCGATCGTGAAGATGACCAGCACGAAGGAGATCACCAGGTTGACAAAGGCGGACAGCACGTCACCGACCTTGAGCGTCACGCCACCGATCGTCACCGTGAAGGACGAGACACCCTTGCCGGCCGCCGCGGCGGGGGCGAGGAGCGGCGTCAGGATGTCATCGGACAGGGCCGAGAAGAACTTGCCAACGACACTGCCAAGGTAGAACGATGCGGTAAGTATGATAATATCGCGGGTGTCCAACATGTTTGTTTGGTTAATCTCTTAGATTGTTTTTTGGGCGGCTCTCTTTTCCTTTGCGCGTTCATTGGCTCGGCGACGCTGCTCGGCGAACTTCTCTGGATTGTTTAGGCGCCATTGTCTTACACGAGCGCGCTCTTCGTCTCCTTTCCTCTCTCGCCGAAGTTTTCCGTATTCCTTGTCCATCTGCTTCTTCTCCTCCGGTGTCCGGAGCGGAGTTGCCTTATTCAAGCAGTTGGGGTCGGCAATGGCTGCGCATATCTCGGCCTTCTCCATTCCAAGTAGATCTGTATCGGATACATCTTCAAGTTCGGATAGGAGTTCGATCTGAGCATGGATCCATCCTACTCGATTGAAGTAGACATATAGAGGCGTCTTCTGTCTTACGGGGTCCTTCGACTTGGAACGGTGGTTCTTCAACCGCATAGCAAGCGACTGTCTAGTCGAACCAATATAGAAGCTTTGGTCGGTGGTGCTGACGATCTTGTAAAGACGACCAATCATTATATAGTGTAGTATATAACTGTCTATATGGATACTAGATTTTTTGGACCGAGCGCATGGCAGTTATTTCACTTGATTGCCTTTCGGTCCGAGCACCCCGACGACGTACTGAACCAAATGAAAGACGTACTTCCTTGCAAGTTCTGCCGTGCGTCTACCACAGAGTTTGTCCATAAGCACCCGCTCCAACCTTCGGGTTCCGGCACCCTCCGCGGCGACCCGGGTCACTGGCTCTACGACATTCACAACATGGTGAACCATAAGCTGCGGTCCCAGTGCAAGGACGACCCGGCGGTTGTCAATCCTGGACCCGATCCCTCGTTTGAGGAGGTCAAGGCACACTACATGGGGTTGAAGCCCAAGGCGGTACCTGGTGCCGATTTTCTGGGATCCATCGCGGCGAACTATCCGGATGACCCCGAATCCGAGCAAATGGCAACTCAGCGTACCTTCTTGCATGCGCTGCATCACGCCTACCCGTTTCCTGAATTGAGAAAAGTGTATGCTGCCTATATCACCGAACATGAACCTGAGTTGCAGTCTCGCAAAGCGTACATGAAGTGGATGCATGGTCTGTTGAGCGCCCTGTCAAAAAAGGTAGGGCGGCCGATCCAGTCCTTCAAGGGCTGGGCACATCATCTTGCGTATTTCAAGAGCGGTTGCTCTAAAAAGACGTATCATGGAAAAACATGTCGTAAGACAGCTGGAGGTCGCACGAAGGACCGCGATCATCGGCGTACATTCAGAATTGTTCATCGCAGGTTACTTATAACTTAATCTCTTGAGTTACACAATGGGGCTCGTGCTGGAACCGGAGGAAGAGGCTGCGTTGTTTCTGTATATTATAGACGGCTGTAAGATCGAAAAACCCGATTGGACGGTCAGAAACTATTTGAACTATCTCGACGAGTACGATCGCAGCGGATGTAAGGTGACAATCCCTGCGATCATTGAAAAGTATGGTAAGGTTGTCAATGACATGACCTATTATCGTGGTCATGGTAAATTCAGCTTTGAGCAGACCCAACGAGATGCGGATCGCATAATCGCACCCGGAATGGCAAGCAAAAAGTTCTTTTCTGTTTCATGGGACATTGGCTCTGCAAAGACATTTACCGGAAGGGGTTGCTGTCTTTTTGAGATCACTCTCAAGAATGCCAAACTCTTGCAGCTTGATACCGTTTCGTTTGAACGAAGTTTTAAGGGAGGACTGTATCCTTCAGAAAAGGCTGATGAAGTTGGCAAGGAGAGAGCCCGTCGTAATGAGAACTTGATGTACTTACTCAACTACGATCATGAGGTCCTTGTGTTAGGAGGTGGGGACTTCACACCCCTAGGAAAGCCCATAATGAGGGGAACGATGGAAACGTATGTAACGACCTATACAGGTAAAACGATGGGTGGTCGGAGGCGGCGCACGTATCGTAGAAAGATGAGCCGGAAGAGGAAGACTACTTCATCTTAGGCTTGGGGTTTGCTTGGGTATGAACGTGTATTCGGGCATGCCGTGCAGAGTAGACGTCGGCCTTCTTCTCCTTGGCGGTCTTCTTGAGCTCACGACGTGTCTTGGGCGGATCCATTGTAAGATCTGCTTACTTTATCGCCTGACTTCCGTTTTAATACATCTTGCCACCGCGACGCGTCTTGCGGCTACGGCGGGAGCGACGACGGCCGCCTACGGGGGCGTAGTCACGGAGCATACCAGCCGGGGGGCTGGCCGCCGACGGGCCGGAAAACGCGAGGTCCTGGCTCTCGCTGAACGGCTGAACGTCGCCATCGGCACCACCCGACATCTTGCCCTTCTTGTAGGTCTTCTTCGCCATCTTCAGCACGTCGCCGAAGCTCTTTCCCTTGTGGGCCTTCATTGTCGCCTTAACGTGAGAAAGCCACTTGTTCGCCATTTTGTTTATTCGGCGAGAAGTTATTGTAATCCCACCGGTTTTTCAACGAACCCCGGGGCGACCCCTGCTCCAGAAAAGAGGAGCCATTGGCATCCATACGCAGTCGCGATACGAGGGTCCAGCGTCTCCTTGCCAAAGTTGGGGTCAGGGGCGACAATTGAGATTGCATTGCGATTGTAGGCTACGAGCTCGGTCTGATCCCGAGGGTGCATGGCTTGTCCATACAGAAGGCGACGCACCGTAGACTCTCCCCACGACAGGTTGACCAGATCTCCCAGCTCATTTCCCTGCGCGCTATCCGACACAAGGATAAGTCTGTTCTTCAGGTCGTCCAGGGGGGTTGTCACGGTGACATGGTCTACCAGGTGACGATGAACGGTAGTCTTGAGGCAGTGCGCGGCCTTGTTGAGGGTGACGGTGTTGGATGTATGGAGCACAATGGAGAGAATGAAGGGATCGGTGCTTGCCTGCCAAGCCTGGATCAGGTCAGTACACACCGAATCAAACGTCCAATAGTCCACAGTATAATCGTATCCAGGGTTCAACGGGGCCTTGGCTACAATTGGCTTTCCATTCTCATCCGCATAGAGATGGACCTCAAGCAGACGCCGTCCCGAAGAAATCACTGTCGCCGGATCCTCAAAGACACCACCGGCAACATAGTAATCGCAGAGCCTCTTGCGACCAGCGGCTGCATTGTCTTCGGCGTCAATTCCCTCGTGCCAAATCGTGTAGCCCAGAATACCGATCAGTGCGGCGCCAATTGCAAGCTCCATTACTTCTTCCCAGTTTCTATTTTTGGAGGAGTAAACAAGATCTGCCGAAATCCATTCATTACATCATCCGGAATACGGGCCTGCATGGGAATTTCCATCAGACACGCATAGTGGAAGTACAGGCAATACATTCCACATTCCGAATCCTTGAACTGGTGCCGAGTGGAGTTGAAGCTCATCTTCATTGGCTTCTTGTGGATACCCGTTGCATCCCACTGTGCCTTCCAGCGACGCATGAGCACCTTGATCTCCTTCTCGGGTTCATGGGCGTACGAATCAAAGTACGTCACGCGGGGATACTCAAGGTCAGAGCGCACATCGCAGAACAGAGCAATCCAGTGCTCACCAGGTCCATCGTGAGGGTCTGTATTGAAGACAATGCCAATCTGTTCATGGCCTTTTTTGACCAGCTCAGGCAACTTCATACTGCAGAGCGAGCTGACGACACATTGCTGAGTCTCGCTGCGAAGATCAAAATCAATGGGAATGGATCCGACATAGAAGTACTTTGCAAAGAGTTTGGTGTAGCTCTTTTCTACTTTGTCAATGTCATCCGACGACAGCCACTCATCTCGTTTCACCGTCCATTCCTTCGGAGTCTTGGGTCGCTGCATGAGGGAGGCAACGATGCACTCGGCCGATCCCGTGGAGCACTTGTCAGCAAGGCGATGCTGAATGTTTGTCCATACCTCCTCAGGGGTTCCCTTCGGCACAGGGTCTTCCTTCGGGTGCTCCTTGTTGTAGACGGTGCGCAGACGCTCAATCTCCTCGGTATCTAACCAGGACATTCCTTGTTCTAAAACGGATACTATTAAGTCAGAGGGAGAACAAAACAAATGGAGTCCCTCAAGCCAATCCTCTCTGCATATGCCGGCGTTCAGCGTCAGATCAACGAGATCAACGTTCAGGCCAATCATCTTCGCGACGAGCGTCGCACAATTGAGTTGGACCTTGCTGCAGTCTACGCAACGTCTCGGGAGGAACTCCCCGACAAGATTAATCTTGCAACTTCGGGGATGACCTTTTCGGTGAAACGACCTAATCAATGGAAGAAGGGATGGTCATTGTCTAAGAAGGAGCTGAAGTCCTATTTGGATGAGCTACTGCCTTCGCAGGCAGAGACTATCATGACAGAGATTGTCAGACGGCAAGAGGAGAAGATGGTAGAGACAGACTACGGGTTTGAGCTGAAGATGAAGAACTAGACACTGCGAGATCCGCCTCAATCTCTCTCAGTGTGTCCTGGATCTCAGCAAGATGCCGCTTGGCCTGCTCGATATTCTCGCGTGGAAGGAAACCACCCCGGATACGAGTAAGATTACACACAAGATGACCATTGGTGCTCAGCAGACGGGTAGCCAGGATGATTCGGGCCTTGACCATCAACGTGATATGAATATCACACACATATTATTTTTAAGTGCCATCATCTTCCCGATTGGCAAAGTAGGCCGCCAGCTTTTCAGATAAACCCTTGGTGCTGAACTCAAAGACGCCAGTCCAGTTCGGGTGCATAACTTTCCGAATGTCCTTGATTCCATCTAGAATGGCATGGCGATCCACATATCGGCGATTGACGTGGGTTCCGTGCCACATGTGAAAGACGGGCCCCGATGTGCAGGTAATTCGCGGCTTGGGCAGCTTGTCAAATTCCGTGTAGGCTGGGACCAGCGCGGGCTTGAGGTAGGTGGCGGGAAACTTGACGCCCAACCACGCAGCGGCCGACAAGGTATCTCCGCTTCCCGTAACACCGTATCTGAAGAAGCCCACCTTGCGGAACCACGACCGACGGAAAGCCCAAGCAAATCCAGGATGGAGCTTATGGTCAAAGGTTTTTTCCCTGTTCATGTAGATCACTGATTCGCGGATCTGCGTGGCCTTTGTGTAGGTAATATCCATCCACACTGCCGTGGTAAAGGGCTGAACGACATCGTGATCGGACAGGGCATCCGAGACCTCGGAATACCAATTCGGGTTGCCAAAGACAATATCGGCATCCAAAAAGAGGACCTTGGAATAATACCAGGGGATCTTTCGCTCCAGCAGCTCGCAGAGGTTCTCCTTGTGAAACATGATGGACTTGGCGTAGACGTGAAAGGCATCCTTGATCTCCGGCTCTTGCCGGTTGAACACGAGCTCCAGCGTATAGACCGGAATACCTGCCAACTTCAGTTTTTCAAGAGTATAAAAGTAGTTCATGAGCATTCGCTTGGACTTTGCTGGATTGAAAAAGACAAGGCCGACAGCCATATCACGCTTCCAGGGCGACTTGTATCGGACATTGGCGATCTCAATCATGGACCCGGGGTCCTGCTTTGGGGGAGTATCGGGTAGCTCGGTATAAGTCATTGACTGAGCGGCCCCCATTGTGTAGGAAAATGGATAAAAGTTTCATCTGGAAATGACAACGCAGATGACCGACACGTACTCTCCCTACAATGCCCGTAACCGCTTCTTCAC